TACGAAGACGCAAGGCAATTAACAATGTCAATCTGGTTCTGCGCACCTTCGGATGCCTTAATGCGCAGCGCGATTTGTGCCATTGGAACAGGGAAATTCAACGGAGGATCGTTTGACGTTCCCCGGAAAACCGTCCAGTAGATTTCATCAGAAGTTTTTTCGTCAGTGCTGTCCGCCGTGATCCGCGACAACCCTACTTCGTATGACTTCGTTCTGTCGACTTTTCCAAAGAATGCCTTACGAATCAGGGATGTAGTTGTACCAGTGATAATAAAGGGATTCTCAGGAAATTTAACACTTCCTGCCGTCATTTCGATATTGCTACCAACCTCAGAAACAACCATCCCCGTCTTGCCGGTTCCTGAAAAGTTCGTCAGTCCGGACACCAGGCCAAAGTTCACGTTCCATTTTGCGATTGCGATAGTTCCCGGCTTTGGCAGGCTTGATTGTGATAGTTCAATTTCCCCGCTCATTTTTGCCGATACAAACCAATCCCCATTGGCCATTGTACTGATGGCACGCGAAGCCGCTGGGAAGGAAATGGCATCGCTAAGGTACGTCCAGTCCGTATCACCAACCACCCGGTACCGGATCCCATATTGAACAGTCACCGGCCTACGCTTTCCTAGTTTGTTGTAGCGAACTAAACCTTGCGGAAAGGACACCTCCACACTCAGCTCATCGTAACCGGCAGGCATGATTCTATCCACCCATCCTGTGGAATTTTCAAGTTTCACGTCAACGCGAGTTTGATTTACCGTGCCCGGTATCAAGGTTATTGGGTCATCCGTTGCCCAACCTTCGCGCACCTCATACGAGGATTCGCCATCCCCAGTAAATCCAGGGTAGCTGGTTAGTGGTGTGTCCCCGATCTTGATATCTTCGATCTTGCACGGCCCAACCCAGGCAAGCAATATGCGGATGTACTCATCGTCGCCCACAAGTTCGGTATAAGGTTTCGCACCCAGTGGCGGGAAAAATCGATGCGTTCCCAACACGACGGGAACAGGCTGATAGGGCGAAAGCTGGTTTCTTGCCCCTGATATCGAATAAACCTGTGCGTCTTTCGCTTGGCCGGATTTGCTTCCTGGTGGGCGAACTGGCGCAATCGCATTGACCAGAAACATACCGGCGGTTGAAACAAGAGCAGACGCAGCCGCGCTTGCCGCGAATGCCGCCATTGTTCCCGCCTCTAGGCCAAGCAACGGAGCCGCCGCCCCGCCCGTGAATACCGTGGCAATTATCAAGCCTATGCCCAAGATCAGCCGCAGCGGACTCTTACCGCCTCCCCTCGTGGGCATATACACATTTACTAGTGCTTTTTCCTCCGGTATCCGATCCCACTCTGCTTTGGGTATGTATTCCCCGTCAACCTCAATCACCATTTCGTTCTCTCTGCAAATGTTGGGCAACCCAACATCGGCATAAATGGCAGTGGAAATTTCGTTAAGCGATGCCCCGTGCGGAATCTCGACCGGTTTCGGCTTAATGAAATAGGTAGGGGATAGTCTTACATTAGGCATGGGTGTCTATAAATCCATTCAATGCGGTTCGCCCAAAGTGGGCTGCGGATACTCTCGATAACTGAATCAATTCCTTCCTCGACATGCAGCATTCGTTTACCATCGATCATGATGCCAACATGAAAGGCGTGCCGGCCTGTTCTCAGTTGCACCATGTCAAAGGTTTGCGGCTTATCCCCGCGCAGCCAGTTATCCCGATCCTTGTTCATGATCCGGGCTATTTCCAACATCTTCTCTGGCGTTTGCGCTACGAAAATGCCTGTAAAAGGATTAAGGTCAATATTGTGCAGTTCTTTATAAACAAGGCACACAAGCCCATAGCAATCAACTCCTTCTCTTGTTCTTCCGTCTGCTTTGAAGGGTAATCCAACATAATTATTTGCCCAACCTGTCAATTTTCTTCCTGTCATAAAAATACGCCTTTCGCTGTTCCCGGCGTGAACATTAACCCAGGGAAAGGCTCACGAACCAAATTGTCTAGTGTCAGCGTTCCCGAAATGGTGGCGGCATTATACTGGATATTAACCAGCACGTACTCCGGCCATACCAAATCAACTGTGTCTTTTGCGTTGTCCATCACCATTTCCACCTTGAATGGTATCGGCGTGTGAATCTCCCTGATTGTCTGCGTGAGTGCTCGATCCACATTGTCAAGCTCTATCTGCATCGTTCCCGGCCCAGCGTCGCTATCGTCGGGCAGTTTAAACCGCATCGGCATGAAGATAAAATTTATCCCACGCGAAACTGTCCCATAAATGACTACCTCATCCAGTTCCAAAACCCTTTCTGTCGGATCGGTGCTGATGTAAATCGGCTCTGGCATATCAGGGTGATCAATAGTTATAAGCAAAATAGGTACTCTGCCTGTTTCCGATGCGTAAGCGGATTCCCGAAAATTTGCAGATATCGTCACGGCAACACCTCGAATTCAAGCTGCACCACATAAAAGCCGTTGCTCATTGTCCAACTAGGTGGCGCGGTGAAGCGAAGTTCCTTGGCCGTCAGCGATACCGGGTCTTTGTGTGAGAACCTCAGCGAACCACCAAGCAGGGTAGTTTCATAGAAAGTGCGCAGCGTTCCAAGCTCCGATTCTGTCAGCTTCATTGTCCCTTTTACCGGGTACGGTTGTGCCGTGGATCGTCTCCGTATCTTCGCTGGCCCTACTTCCATTTCTGTTTTCAGCGCTGTATCCGGGCTTGATTGACTGTAGCCAGATTGCAATAACTCCTCAGGAAGCCCACTAGGCCAAGCGGATACCGTCATCGCATCACCAGATTGTCAGTCACACCGAAATTCTGGCGCAAGCTTCTATTCGTTGCGCTACCTTGCTCTTTTGTTTTCTTAGCCACAAGTTGATCCACCATCACGTCAATTTCCATTCCGCTTGCTGTTTGTTTTTGGGATACCTGCCCACCTTTCCCCGGGGCTTCCACCAGATTCACAACCACATTACCAATGCCATTGCCTGAACGTCCTACTTGCGTAGGTGTGACCTGCCCCGATTGATTTCCTGTCAGCAAGAATTGCTTGCCCCCAGACGCGAACAATTCCGGCGTACCAAGTTCATTCACCTGGTACAGAGAATTCGGTGCTGTTGGCCCACCGCTTGCGCGAAACCCCTTAAACAGATTCGAGAATACGCTCGAGGCCGCCGTCGTTGTGGCGGATGCAGCGCCCCCGCCGCCAAAGCTCAACCCAGGCAGCGACTGTAACAGCGGCGTGATAAGCTTCATCTGAATGTACATCCGGGCAATGTCCTTTATTACCGAAGTTGCAAAGTCAGAAAACGAACCTTTCCCGCTGATCGCAAAGTCCACCAGCGTGTCAGTAGCCGCTCGTCCCCAGCCTTGAACAGCGAACTTCAGTTGTTCAAAGTCTTGGTTCCCGCCTTGGACTGTTTTCCGCATATCGTCCCCGGCTTTTTCGAGTGCCTTGAAGTACGTGTCTGGCCCAAGCTGTCCGGTACTTAGCAATCGATTCAGTTCGTTTTGCTTTGCAATGAATACATCCTCCGCGCTGGCCACTTCCAGTGTGATCTGCTTTACCTTTTCCATGTCGCGCGCATACTGTGCATTAAGGTCTTTTTGGGCAGTCAACGCAGCCTCGCTTTCACGCATTTTCTGGATATAAGGTGCGGCAGCGTCCGCAACTCCCAAATAACCGGCTTTCAGTTCGATAAGTGCAATGCCGGTTACGCCGACTTGCATGGACTCCTCTTTCAGTGCTTTCAGGAATCGTTCTGACTCGGTGATGGCCGCTTGTTTCTCTTTGGTAGCCGTTGCTCCCACTTTCGGTGGGTCATTGGGCGTAAGCTTCTGCTCTTCTGCCGCTGTAATAGGTTTTGCCGCTTCTTCCTTGGCTTTTATCAAATCCTGCAAATCCGCCTTGGCCTGGTCAATCCGAGACTCTGCTTCATCCAAGTCTTTTTTGCTGTAAATGAAGTTATCCGCGAAAGGTATAACGGCATTCCTGCCCCGCATCTTCTCAAGGCTTTCGGTCAGGTCGTTGATCTTCTTTTGCTGTTGCTCAATGTCGCTTAGGTTTTGTGTTTTGAATAGGCGTGACAGAGCATTGGCCGCACCTTCTGCTGCGGGAGTAAGGATACTTGCCAGCGTTGCGCCTACTTCCTTGGAAATGACATTCATCGCGGCAAAGAATCGATTGACCTTGAAATCCGCCGTTGCCGCCATTTGATCAAACGCCTTATCGGCAATTCCAGCTTTGTCAGCCATTTGGCCCATGATCTGATTGAATTCTCTTCCTGCATTATTTGTCAAGTTCAGTGCAGGAAGGATAGACTCAACGCCACCGAACAG